GTGTGGAACAGTCGGTTTTGCGCGGAAAAGGCCCTTTTTTCTGCTTTAAAAGCTTTAACCCGCCGGCATCGCCCCAGCACTGGGTCAATCGGTGGGCGGACAAACCGAAGGGAGATCGGGTCGTTTGTCACAGCGATTATCGGCAGGTGCCCAAAGAGTGGCTGGGTCAGAAATTTTTGGATGATGCGGCCTTTTTGGAAAAGACTGATCTGCCTGCCTACCGCCATGAGTATCTGGGAGAGACAGGCGGTTTGGGTGACGAGGTGTTTTCCAACATCGCGGCCGAGGCCATCAGCGACGAGCAGATCAAAGGCTTTGATCGGGTTTTAGCGGGGGTGGACTGGGGGTTCTATCCCGATCCCTGGGCCTTTAATCGGGTGTACTACGATGCGGCGCGGCGGGACTTGTATGTGTTTTGCGAAAAGACCTGCTATAAAACGGTCAACCGCGATACGGCGAAGCTGGTCAAAGAGCAGGTGGACGAAAAGGAGTTGATCACTGCCGATTCGGCGGAGCCCAAAAGCGTAGAGGATTATCGGCAGTGGGGGCTGTTCTGCCGCGGTGCGGTAAAAGGTCCGGGCAGCGTGGAGTATTCCTTTCGCTTTTTACAGGGCTTGCGCAGAATCGTGATCGATCCGGTTCGCTGTCCCGACACGCTGCGGGAGTTTCGCGGGTATCGCTACGAACGGGGACGGGACGAGACCATCCTGCCCGGATACCCGGACAAAGACAATCATCACATCGACGCGGTGCGCTATGCCACCGAGCCGGTGTGGCGAAGAAGGGGGAATGGTTAAAAAATGTGGAATGAATGGATGAATCAGCTGGAGAAGCTTTGGCAGAAAGGCTCGGTGCAGCCCCTTTGCGATTTGGGTCAGGCTGTGACTGTGTCGGATAAGCGCAGAGATGAGATGCGCCTTTGGCATCAGGTATGGGAGAAAGATGCACCCTGGGCAGACGGCGGTCGGGTAAAAAGCATGGATCTTTTGCCGGCGATGGCCAAGGAGATCGCCCGTCTGGCCACCATGGAGATGGAGATTTCGGTAAAGGGCGGAATGCGGGCGGCATTTTTGCAGCATCAGCTGGAACAGGCAAAAGAGAAGCTGCAGGGCCATTTGGCTTGTGCGGTGGCGCAGGGCGGTATGGTATTCAAGCCCTGTGTAAGCGGCGGTCAGCTGCCGGTTGAGATGATCGGTGCCCAGCAGTTTTTTCCGCTGCAGATAAGCGCGGATGGCAGGATCATCGGTGCGGCTTTTGTGGAGCAGCGGAATCGGGGCAGGGATACTCTGACCCGCGTGGAGGAGCATCGTATGACCGACAAGGGTGTTCTGGTACGAAACTTTGCCTTCGTATCCGGAGCCGGCGGTGCTTTGTGGCGGCAGATCGAGCTTTCGCAGGTGCCTGCCTGGGCGCATCTGGAGAAAGAGGTGCTGGTACAGGGTCGGTATGAGCCGTTGTTTGTATATCTGAAGATGCCTTTTGGTGATGGCGCACAGGCGGATTGTCCGCTGGGCTGCTCGGTTGCAGCCGATGCCATGTCGCTGCTGGAAGAAGCGGACCGACAGTACAGCCGTCTGCTGTGGGAATATGAAGGCGGTGAGCTGGCGGTAGACGCCGATTCCACTTACTTAAGCGGCGGAAGAATGCCGCAGACGACCCGCAGGTTGTTCCGCAGCCTGAATACAGGTGCGGATTTTTACAAGGTATTCAACCCGGATCTGCGTGACGAGAGCTTGCGCGCGGGATTGAATGATCTTTTGCGCCGTGTGGAGTTTGCCTGCGGTCTTTCCTACGGCATTTTGTCCGATCCGCAGCAAAAAGCGCTGACTGCCACCGAGGTGGCGGCATCCCGCCAGAGGCTGTACAGCACTGTAAAACAGGTGCAGGCCGCGTTGGAAGCAGCCCTTCGAGAATTAGCGGAGGTGTTGAATTTCTGGGCGGACTGGCTGCCGCAGGTTCCGGCAGGGGAATACGAGCTTTTGTTCCACTGGGATGACAGCATCGTTACCGATACGGCAGCGGAAAAGGAACTGTTCTTTCAACAGATCGAAGCGGGCATCTGTCAGCCCTGGGAATTTAGGGTACGGTTTTTCGGGGAGAGCGAAAAAATCGCCAAAGAGCGCTGCGGGGCAGCGGTGCAGAAGGAGGCATAAGGATGAAAAAAGAAAAGCTGAAGGAGCTGGGTTTGACCGAAGAGCAGATTCGGGCGGTGCTGGATGAAAACAGCCGTGATCTGCAGAAAGCACGGGACAAGGATGCGGCGGCAAAGCTGTGGGAAGAAGAGCGGGCGACATTGGAAAATCAGTGCGGTATTTGGAAGGAAAAGGCCGAAAGCCTCGAAGGGATCTGGCAGAAAAAGCTGGAGGAAAGCCGCTACGAGATGGCACTTTCCCATCAGCTGGAGAAGGCCGGTGCCCGTAATCGAAAGGCGGTCCGCGCGCTGATTTGCGAGGAAGGACTGCAGGTGGGCGATGATGGCGCGATCGCGGGTCTTGCCGAACAGATCGCGCAGGTTCGCGCAGAAAACAGCTATCTGTTTGAGGAGAAATCTGTGCCGCAGTTTATCCGCTTTGGCGGTATGTTGGGCGGTGCGGACGAAGAAAAAGTACGTCAGATCATGGGTCTGGCCAAGGAATAAGAAAGGATGAAGAAAATGAACACTCTGGCAAAATTTAAAAAGTATACCGATAAACTGGACGAGGTTTATCAGCAGGCGGCGCTGACTACTGTTCTGGACGGCGATGCTGAGCTGGTACAGATGGGCGCCAACGCCGGTGAGATGGTAGTTCCCAAAATCAGCATGGACGGTCTGGCCGACTACTCCCGCAGCGGAGGTTATGTGGATGGCGATGTGACCCTCAACTATGAGACTGTGAACTTTAACTACGACCGCGGCCGCGTTTTTACGGTAGATGCCATGGACAACGAGGAGACTGCAGGTGTGGCATTTGGCCGTCTGGCCGGTGAGTTTGTTCGCACCAAGGCGGCACCTGAGATGGATGCCTTCCGCTTTGCGGCGTATGCATCCCACGAGGGTATTGGTAAAGAAGTAGGCGAGATCACTTCCGGCGATGCGGCGCTGGCTGCACTGATCGAGGCGCAGAATGTGATGGACGATGCGGAGGTGCCGGTGGATCAGCGCTATCTGTTTATCTCTTCTCAGCTGTACAATCTGATCCTCAATCTGGACACCACCAAATCCAAGGCGGTGCTGGAGAGCTTTCAGCAGGTGGTAAAGGTGCCCAAGAGCCGCTTCTACACCGAAGTGAAGCTGAATAACGGTTCTGCCGAGGGCGAGACTGCCGGCGGTTTCGCTATGGGTGAGAACGCCAAGGCCATCAACTTTATGGTGATCCACAAAGGTGCGCTGCTGCAGTATCCCAAGCATACCGTAAACAAGATCATTGCACCGCAGGAGAACCAGACCTCGGACGGCTGGAAATTCTTCTACCGCGCATACGGTCTGGCAGATGTGTACGAGAACAAGCTGGCGGGTATTTATCTGCACTGCCAGGCGTAAGAGGTTAGGGGGTAAGGACGATGGGAATCGATTTTACCTTTTACAAGGAGCAGTATCTGGGGCTTTTGCCCCAGACGCTCTTTGACCGCTTTGCCCCGAAAGCTGAGGCCTTTCTTCGCTTTGCCTGCGGCGACCGATGGCTGGCAGAAACAGCATCGCAGCAGAAAAAGCTGGCGTTATGCGCCGTGACCGATGAGATGGAAAAGCTCTTCAGAAAGGGCGGGATTGCTGCGGAAACGGCGGGCGAATATGCGGTGCATTATCAAAAAGGCGATGATGCGGCGGCGCTGTATCGGGCGGCGCAGATCTATCTGCCGGATGAAATGCTGTTTCGGGGGTGCGGCGTATGATGATCAACGGTGACGCCACAATTTTTAACCGATGGGAAGAGGACGGCAAAGCACTGGCGCTGCCTACACGGCTGCCCGGTGTATTCTGGTCCATGTCGCAGGAGGGAGGTTATCCCGGCCATCGGTACAGCAACAAAGGTCTGGAGAGAAAGAACAAAGCGAAGATTCTGGTGCCGGCTGCATGGAGCGAAAAACAGTGTATTCCCCCTTCGGCATGGAAGGAGTTATCCCGCGCCGACAAAGAGCGGTTTTTCACCTTTGCGGTAGGAGATATCATTTTGCAGGAGCAATGGGTCGGTGATGAGGCGGTTTTACTGACAGAGCTGCTGGCTGAGAAAGACGATGCGGTCTGCCTGGAAAAGGTGCATTCGGTGATGGCGCCCCACGGCCTTTCTCATTGGGAACTGGAAGGGGTGTAGCGGATGACCGGAGTGGAAATACTTAAAGCCATGCTGGAACAAAGCGGGCTTTTACCGGAATCGGCAGGAACGGTACAGATCGATCATCTGGAAGAAAACCGGCCTTGCGTAGGATTGTTTCCTGTGGGAGAAAACCTTGTTTCGGCGGCGGACGGTAGGTGGAAGCTATCGTTTTTGCTGCAGCTGACCTTGTATGGAGCGGATGAAAGCTCCCGTCGGGAAAATCAGCATCTGCTGGAGCGGTTAAGCCGTTGGGCTGCCGGCTATCGCGGCGTAAACGTTGTCAGCTTTTGGATGGGCGGCGGAAAGCTTTTATACCCGGCGCCGGACGGTCTGACCTTTGTGTATCAGCTGGAAGGTGAGCTGGTTTATCGGGAAAAGGCGGACGGGGAACCGTCCTCTTTCGATGAGGATGTTTGGTGGGTCAGAATCTTTGGCGAGGAGGAGTGGCTGCCGGTAATCGGCATGGATACCGTGGAAGAAAGCACGTCGCTGCCCGAACACGGCCTGGTGGATCGAAACGGTGCCGTTAGACGTTTGTCAGGAATGCAAAAGCATCAGGTGATTTTTGAAGGCTTGATCAATGCTGCCGGTTTGCTGCCGGATAACCTTGGGGAAAACTCCCCTGCTGCTGTGGAGTGGATCTGCGGCAAGAAAGAAAATTCCCAGCCGGCGGCAGCGCGATTTGGCAGCGGCTTTCTTTGGGTACAGAAGGTGCAGGAGGAAAAGATCATCCTGCAGCTTTTGATAAACGAAATGAACTGCGGAAAGATTTGGCAGGATGACGAGGGAAGAATGAGCATCTGGAAGGAGTGATGACCGTGCGGGAGAAGAAAGAGGGTCTGAAAGATCGACCGCATGAAAAAAACGCAGTTGAAGCGCAGAAGGAGAATCGAAAAATGATGATCCGTGCGGGATATGTGGAAAGGAGAGGCAATGGCACAGTACGTTGAGAAGGTTTACGCGGCAGATTCCTGGCAGGAAAACCGCGCGGACGGTCAGTCGCTGGGTGTAGTACGCGGCACGACCGTAAAAACAGCGGTCGAGCACCGCTTTTCCTACGACGGCTATCCCTGGGGCATTACGGCGGCGCAGACCAGTCATTTGGGGATGGAGTTTCCCCTTTCTGTCAGGTACGGGAAAAAGAAGCTGACCGCGGCCAGCGTTTCGGCTTATGTGACCGATGCTTCCGTCACCGCTTCGGGCAGTTTTCAATCGGGCAGGATGATTTTTGGGGTGGATGATTTTGCTACCGACCGCTTTCAGTCCGATGCCCTTGGGGCGCAGCTGGAAGTGGGGGCACTTCGTGAAGGAGCGTACAATGTTCTGATCGATTGGGAGGACAACATCGGTGGAAACCTTTCCAAGGCGGCGGCAAACGGAAAAATGGTGGCGACACCCAATGTATGGGCAGGCTGCACCGGCGACATGATCGTGGGCAGCAGTTATCGCGCCGAGGCAGCGGTAGAGATTCAAAGCCACACCGGCAGCAACCGTCCTTATGTGGAGTATACCTATGCGGATGTAATCCCCACGGTGAAAAACTGTACCCCGCGATGGGGGTTTGTCAATGAGAAAAAGGATACCCGCTTTGGCTGGAGCTTTTCCTATAACGATTCGGCAGTTGCGGAAAAGCTGGTGCAGGCGGCATACGGTTTTCGATGGCGAGCAGCGGGGGAATCTGCCTGGAACGAAGTGACGGTGCAGAGCGAAATCTGCAGCCACACTGTGGCAGCGGGGTCTTTCCCCGAGAAGGGCAGCGTCCAGTGGTGCGTGCGGGTGCAGTCCAACGACGGCATCTGGAGCGACTGGTCTTCGGTGATGGAACTGACCACGGTGGACTCGGTTCCGGCTCAGCCGCAGAAACTGTCGCCGGACAAGGCGTATGTGGAGGGAAACGGCGCTGTGGCGTTTTCCTGGCAGCATGTAATCGAGACTGGTACCGAGCAGCAGGCTTTTGAGGCGGTTTACAGCGTGGATGAAGGCAGCACCTGGCAGATGTTGGCAGCGCAGGGATCGCTGGACAACGGCTTTTTGGCGGCGGAAGGGGCACTGCCATCGGGTGAGGTGCTTTGGAAAGTACGCACCGCCAACTCGGACGGCGTGTTTGGTGATTGGAGTGAAATCGCTTCGATCATCGTGCGGGCCAAACCGGAAGCGCCGGTGATCGCTGAAGTGGTCGCGGCGCCGCTGGCGACGATCCGCTGGCAGGCTGCTTTGCAGCAGGGCTACGAGGTTAAGCTGGGCGGGGAAAACTCCGGTCAGCGGTACGGCACCGAAAAAAGCTGGCAGTGTCCGAATCTGCTGCCGGACGGAGAACATCTGCTGCAGCTGCGGGTCTGCAACCGATACGGGCTTTGGTCCGATTGGGCAGAAAGCACTGTGCAGATCCAAAATCGCCCTGCCGGTCATATTTCACTGCGATGCCGTGTGAAAGGATGCGAAGCGGCTCTTTCCTGGCAGGCAGAGGGGGATTTTCTGCGCTATCTTGTGGAGCGGGATGGTGTGATCATCGGTGAGACGGAAGAAACCGTTTTTGTGGATGCAGAAATCTGCGGCAAGTGCCGATATCGTGTGATCGGTTTGCAGGCGGATGGCCATTATACAGTCAGCGCACCTTTGACGGAACAGATTACGATCCAAAAGGCGGCTGTTGGCAAAGATGGCGTGTGGATCCCCGCAGATTTGGGTGTGGATGCCCCGCCGCAGCATCGGCAAACCGAAACGGCGCGCATTTCCTATCTGCACCGATGGGGAGAAGCGCTGCCGGCAGCACAAAAAGGAGATGGCGTGGATTTGATTCACGAACTGACCTTTGGTCTGCAGGATCGGGCGCATCTGTCGGTCTTACGCAGCTGGCTGGGGCAGCAGGTGATTTGCAAGGATCGGGACGGCTGTTTTGCCGGTGTTCTGGACAGCATCGATCTGCAGGAAAAAGAGACACCGAAGATCACGCTGACTGTTGTGCAGGCAAAGGAGTGGTCGGATGAGTAGAGCGGTTTCGGTACGGTACGACCTTTTGCGGGGTCATGTAAAATATGGAGAAGCCAAGGAAATCGGCTCTGCAGCGGTATCGATGGATCGCAGCAGAAAGATTAAGACAGTTTTTTCGGGGGATTTGATTTTACCGGCTGAGATCGATCTTTTTACCGACCGCTTACGGCCGGTTTTGCTGCGAAATGGCAAGGAGCATCCGTTGGGGCTGTTTATTCTGACCGATACAAAGGTGCTTTGGGAAAAAGGCAGTCCCTTTGTTCGATGTGAAGGGTATGATCTGGGTTATCTGGTCATGCGAACCCGCACCGAAAAGAGAATGTTTTTTGCGGCAGGCACTCGCTACACCGATGTGCTGCAAAGTCTTTTGCAGCTGTGCGGCATCGAGAACCTTTCCATGACCGCAAGCGAAAAGACCCTGGCTACCCATCGCAGCGACTGGGAAATGGGCACATCGGTGCTGGATATCATCAATCAGCTGGCCGATGAGCTGGGTTACGAATCTTTATGGTTTGATTGTGAAGGGACTGCACAGCTGCATCCGCAAAAGCAGGCGGAGGTGGAGTGTATCGACTTTTGGTACGGACCCGGCCGTCAGGACGGGTACCTTTTGACAGGGGAAGAAGGCTGTCGTCAGGAAGATCTGTTTGAACGGTACAATGTGGTGACGGTGGTTTGCGAAAATCCCGACCTGCCGCAGGCTATGACAGCTACGGCGGTGAACGACGATCCGGAAAGCATCTTTTCGGTTCAGCGAATGGGCAGGGCGATGGCGCCGCTGGTGAAGGTACAGAACATCCCGGATGAGGCCTCCCTTGCCCAATATGCGCAGCGGCTTTTGTGGGAGCAGATCGTGTCTCAGGAGACGGTGCAGATCAAAACGCCCCTTGGGCCCATCTGCGGCTGTGGTGATATTATCGCGCTGGAGGGCGGCCCTGTACCGGGCATCTATCAAGAGGAAAGCTGGACGATAGAGCTTTCGTATGACGGCTGGATGGAACATACGCTGAAAAGGGGGAGATATCGATGACCTATCAGGAAGAGCAGGCGCTGCTGCCGCTGTGGGCATCGCCGTTTTGTCTGGCAACAGTTCAAGGGGTATACACCGACGGGCTGACACTGCTGTTTCCCGGTGAGGGTGAAGCGAGCGGGAAGCGGTTTCGCTGCAGCAGTCAGATCAAGTTTTCGGCAGGCGATCGGGTGCTGTTGGCAAAAGTGTCCGGCACCTATGTGGCCATCTGCCCCATTGCGGCAGATTAAAGGGGGAAGAGAATGAAAATACAGGCAAACGAAAGAAAACAGTTAAACACTGCGGTGCTGAATCATCTGTTCACGCAGGGTGAAGCCGGTGTGGATGTGGTGTGCATTCAGCTGCCGCTGCAATACGGTCAGGCGGATCTGACTTCACTTGGCTGGACGGTACAGCTGGTGGGCGAGAAGGACAGCTTTGTCAGCAAGGTGCTGGAAAAAGAGATGACAGAAGAGGCACTCATCCTGCGCTGGCTGGTGGATGAAGACTGTACTGCGGCATCCGGCAAGGTGAAAGTGACCGTGGTCGGTACCAGCGAGGACGGAAAAACGGTCATCAAGTTTGATGGAAACTCCATCTTTGTGAAAGAAGCGGCTTACGGCAGCTTTGCACCGGCTCCGGATACTCTGGCGGCGGCTTTGTTGCAGGTGCAAAGAGCCTCGGAAGAAGCGGTATCCGCCGCGCGGTCGGCGACTATCGATGCGCTGGCAGCCCAAGAGGCGGCATCCCGTTCGCCTTACATTGGTGCGGATGGGTTTTGGTACGTATTTGATAAGGAGAAAGGTGAATACGGGAAAAGCGAAATCCCGGCACAAGGTCCCGCAGGCCCACAGGGCCCTGCAGGAGAATCGGGCGGTGTGCAGTCGGTCAACGGGGTTTTGCCGGATGAAAACGGCGATGTGGCGATCGATCTGCCCAGTGGTACGGGGATCCGCCCCAATCTGCTGGACAACTGGTATTTTGGCAACCCGGTCAACCAGCGGGGACAGACGAGCTATACTGCCAACGGATATACGATTGACAGGTGGAAGAGTAACTCCTCGGCGTTGACTACGACAGTGGCGAACGGTTACATTACTTTATCTAGTACAGCTCAACCCTTGCTTTTGCAGCAGACATTTGAAACGCCGATTAAAAGCGGCACGAGAGTTACATTATCGGCGGTAGTAAGAGGAAAAGGTGTTATCCGTGCTGCTAACGCATCAACGACTTTTGGAGTTCTGGCATTTGACACGGAAGAGTGGAAAATTGTTTATTCGAGTTTTATCTCAGACGAACAGGTCCAACGCGTTGAATTCAGGATGGGGTCTAAGGAAGTGTGCGATATCCTCGCCGTAAAACTGGAGCTGGGCGACGGTCAGACCCTTGCCCATCAGGATGCAGATGGAAACTGGGTGCTCAACGAAATCCCTGATTACGCCGAAGAGTTGGCGAAATGTCAGCGGTACCAGCAGCTGATTGCTGGTGCTGCGTCTATATTTCTTAATGCGCAGCGAATTACAGCGAACACCATTTACTTCTCTCTGCCGCTGACGGTTCCTCTGCGCGACACTCCCTCGTTGGTTTATGTTTCAAGCGGTTCAATCTCGATCATGGACTCCATCAATGGACAGAATGGAGTTGCAGGAAGCGGCTTTACATTCTCAGCAACATACGGGGCAGGGGCATCTGTAATACGATTAAACGCAAACAAAACAGGCCACGGGTGGACGAATGCTTCGATAAATATGTCAAACTGTTTGCTCGATGCCAACTTATAAGGAGGATGAATATGGATTTTTACAATAAACACTACATTCTCTTGGACGGAGAAAATCGCATCATTGATGGCTGGTCGGATGGTCCGCTGGCGGGAAAAGATACTGAGGGCGCGATCTGCATCAACGAGCAGGGCGGCTATCAGTTCCGGTTGTTCCCCGATGGCGAGGAAAATCCTGCGCTGATCGACAGTGACGGCGTGCATCTGT